GGTTAAGCATAGCAAATAGGATATCATCCTCTGTACGTACATCAACTTTGCCCTTAACTACATTAGTTATAAAGCGTTCAACTGTTTCACGCCAATTCTCACGGCGGTTCTCTGACTCAATCCAACGTGCATACCTTGAGGTAGCAATGAAGGACTGGTAATCTGTGGGTAGATAATTATTCATATGGGTTAATCCTCTGTGACGATGCGAATATTTTTAATGGTTATTCCATCAATGTCGTAAATAAATTCTTGTAAGGCATCCTTGATTTCTTCATCAACATTACCATCAATAGGTACTGGGTAGTCATCTTCATCTAAATGTAGTACAAGCATTACTTTAACTATCATCATCACCATCCAGTGTTTCAATCAACTTGTCGAGATACCAACGGGCCTTCTTCAAGTCTTGTACTGGCTTACCTTTGTATCGCCAGCGGTGCATGTACTTCTTTACATTCCATTCACAACCACCCATGAATGCTTCGATTGGCATGTTATCATATAGGTAGTCAACGCACTCAATACTACCACTAGCATAGTGCTCTGGATTGTTTACGTCATCAGTAACAGGTGCTGCTTCATGCGGTTTATCTGCCCACTTAGCCATTGTTTTTATCTCCTTAGTGTTTCTTGCGGAAGTCAACCTTAACTACGTTGCCTTCGTGGTTTAAATCTTTTACATCATCATACGGTGTATCTTCGGATGCATCCCCATACTTATCTAGCAATTCATCTGCATAGTCAACCAGTTGTGCACGGAAATCTTCATCTGTTTCCATTAAAGGTATAGACGATGACACAATATTGGCTAGGTAAATCATAGATTCAAAGTCATCATCATCCAAGTCATTGTCTTTCGATGAAACAATAGACACGGATAGTGACCCATCCCATTCGTTATTCTCGTCCATGCTAGGGGATAGCTTAATTAAAAAATCATTGCTATCAAAGCCAGTAATTTCTTTAACTTCTTTTTTCAAGGCTAACTCCTATTCAATTTCTTTAGTGGGAAAGCAATAACTGGTGGGTAGCTACGCTTTCCCTTTTCTTCTAACCAAGATAGAGGCACTATCCTGTCGTAGTACTTGATGCTATTCTTATCGCACCACATACCATACGTAGTCTTAGATGTCTTACTTAACTTAGCCTTACTGTTATAGAATACAAAGCGTATGTCTAATGTAGGGTGTTGCTTCTGAACTTCAAGGTGCTTACGCCTATCATCTGACGTAAACAATCCCTTTGTTTCAATTATAATTCCGTTAGTCAATACAAAGTCAGGAGTATAGGTGCGGTACGTCAGGTCTTCCCATTCGATCTTAATCTTTTCATACAAGTATGGTTGTTTAAGTTCAGTAAGATATTCTGACAGCTTGACCTCAAGCCCACTCCTATACCCACGCTTACGTGCAGCTTTGTATTGCTTCCCATTCATAGTGTAAAAGGATTCCTAAAGTACATAGTATACCCTAGCTTATCCAGTTCCTTACGGACAGCTTCATCCGCTTCCTTACGTGCAGTGACTACCTCTCGTAGCTTACTGTACTTTACATCAGCCGCAGCTTCACGTGCCTTTCTCAGATCGCTCTGCATTTCTTCAATGGCTGCTTCCATTGCTTTGATTTCATCATCGCCTAGCATTACATGTGTTCCTCTGCAATTGTGATATAAGATGTTATCTTAGGATCTTTAGCTTGTGATGGAATAGATGGACGTTCCACCATGTTCGGCCAACAACTGTACCTGTAGTCACAGAATACACAAGCACTATTCAATGTCGTATTACCTGTAGTCTTACCACGAAAGGTTTCAACTTCAGGTGCAAAGCAACGCTTGAATACATTAGCTTCGACAGTCTTGGCAGTAGAATTTAGTTTGGCTACTTCCGAATCCATGTCGATGTTGTCGGCTGGTACATACTTGAATGCACCGTTAGCTTTGTTGACAACCCACCAGCCACCTGCCTTCTTACCCGATGCCTTAGCATACCCAGCAAGTTGACCTACATAGCCGAATGAATCGCCCTTGTGTAGTGTGTCAAATGATTCAAACTTATTCCTGTATGACCAATCCGATGCAGACTTTACGTCATCCACCGCACCATCAATAACAAGATCGTATGTTCCATTGACTGTAGCTGTATCCAACTCAAGTGATACAGGTGCATGACATTCTTCAAACGCTATCCCTGCCTCAGTTAGTGCGCCTTTGAATACTGCCTCAACAATATCCCCAAGCATCATGTTAAACATAAAGGTAACAGGCTTAGGCAGAGCTTCCTCTGGCTTGTTCTTTTCAAACCAGAGTTGGCAAGTTGGCCTACCTATGTTGGACATACGTAGACCGAACTCTTTTCTGCGTGACCCACTACCAAACTGTCGGCGCACTGCATCAGTAACATCCTTGCCAATACGTTCAATGGTTTCCTCTGAGATAGTGGACTTGCCATTAACCGCATCAGCTAGGTACTGATGTAGTGCCAGTTCGGCTGGATGTTTCATGTGATTACGCTACCTCTTCTGAATCAATGTCGATGAAGTCATTAACAATGTCTACATCAACATCGTTATCTTTCATAGCATGGTCTTTCCATGTAGTCAAGATGTAGGTGTTGTAATTACTAACCCAACCCATGAAATCAGCAAAGGTATTCTGATCCTCATTGGTAATGTTATTGGTAGAAGTAACGTCAAGTGTAGTCACAGGAAGGAAGAAGCTAGAGCCACTAGGCAGCTTGCGTTCTTCTGTAGTCGAAGTGATCTTGTGATGTGGTAAGAGTAGACGTAGCTTAGT